GGGGTCATGTTGCTAAAAACCATGCAACTGGTGGGTGTGTTTGTGCAATACCAGCACAGCTCGCGATATAGAAACCACGCGAGTTTATTCTTTGGTATAAATCTGGGATTGGCCTCTTTTCTCATCTATAATTAAATAGCTATTTGAAAAGAAACCTCCTCCGTCAATAAAGAAATGGTATTAAAGAAATTGCCGACTGATATTCGGCTTGAGGGAAATAGGAGCTATGAGATGCTCATGAACGGGGCAGAAAGGAAATGCATCAAACTAAAATCTTCTCCTGCCACATAGTCCACAATCACTCGATGGTTAGCTCCAGCTTGAGCTCTGAAATGGGCACGCCACGATCTTATCTGATTCGGATCTGTGTAGTACTTGTCGGGCAATGGGTTTGACTGTTGAGCAAAATGAAACAACATAGTGGAATAAAATGGCACCTCGAATTCTACTCCAGGTTGTGTGTACGGAATAAAAACCGTCCCTCCCAAATTGTCCACGGCAAAACCAGAGTAAGAAGATGTCACTCCGAGTCCAAAAGCTGTTTCTAAGCTCTCCTTGTCTCCCAACGAAATGGTAACTGAATTTGCAGGCAAAACCGTTTGATCGCTGTCTGTCATAAGTCGTAGTCTGTATTTAAATCCTCCACGAATACCCAGAAAACATCTACGCAAAATTCCCAATCTACCACCGTCCAACCACGCGAGAGAAGAACTCAGCTGAGGAGGATCCAGAGGCGGTATTATACTTGAGGTTAAAGATGCAATAGGATTACCTACAACAGGGATGTTGCACATAGTGACGTACCTCTTCAGAACTGCTCTCATAGAAACTGGTTCTTCTCCAAAATGATACTCAGAAATGCCATCATATGACGCCGCTGCAGTGTTCAACACGACAGAAAAGGACTTTGACGACCCAACCTCTTCAGATTCTACTTCAAAAGCTACGTCTTTCTCATCCAATGGATCAAAACCTTCAATAGGGGCAAATGCAGGAGTGCC